GGAGCTACTTATGTTCCAGGCGGAGCTGCATGTGCAACTGGTATTGGAGGATCAGGTATAGTAATAATAAGATATAAATATCAATAATTAAAATAAATTAAAAATTAAAATATACGGAGAAACATTATGGCACATTACGCAAAATTAGGAATAAACAGTAAAGTTATAGCAGTTACTGTTGTAGATAATAAAGACTGTCTAAATGCTAGTGGTGTTGAAGATGAAGAAGTAGGTAGACAATTTTTAGAAAGAATACACAACTATCCTAATTGGGTTAAAACATCTTATAATACATATCGTGGACAACACAATAATGGTGGAACAGCTTTAAGAGGTAATTACGCAGGTATAGGTATGACTTATGATGAAGATAATGATATTTTCATTGGTAAAAAACCTTATGCTAGTTGGGTTTTAAATACATCGGAAGCAAGATGGCAGTCACCAATAGGTGATGCTCCTGCTTTCACAACAGAACAAATTTCACAAAACGAAGCTGAAACTCACAGTTGGTCTTACAACTGGAATGAGTCTGGTCAATCTTGGGATATAGAAAATACTTTAGCTTAATTTATGCAGAAGGTGGTTCTTTCTGAAATTGATTTAATACATGGTCCTGTTAATCTTCCTAAAGGTTTTGAAATTAATAGAAATAAAATTAAAAACGATATTATTAAATCTTTTATAGATCAAAAAAAAATCAACACAAATCCAAAAGCATATTCATACGAAGATTATGAAGTGCCTTTCTCACAACCCTTACAATGGTTTAAAGATTATATTAGAGATAATATTAGAGTAGAGCATGGATTTACTTTAGTTGATAAATCACAACATGGTAATGTATTACACCCTAACGAAAAATCTTATTTAAGACATCAAATAGACCCTGTAGATTTAAGAAACTCACCTGATTACACATTAATTTATGCTTTAGATTGTGAAAAAGATTCTTGTGAACTTGTTATTGAATATGATGATAACAGAAGAAAGAATAGAACTTGGCATATACCTGTGCATAACAATCATTTCTATATGTTTCCTGCTACACAAAAATACTTTATAACCAAAAATAACTCTAAACAACTAAATGTTTTATTAACTATTAATTATGAATATATCTAATTACTATTGGTATTTTCAATCTGCTATACCACCAAGAATTTGCGATATGATTGTTAAATATGGTCAAGCAGAAAAGAACAGAGAGATTATGGCTATCACAGGTGGTTATGGCAGAGATAGAGATTTAAACAAACAACCTCTTAGTAAAGAAGAAATAAAAGATTTACAAAAGAAAAGAGATTCAAATATTGTTTGGATGAACGACAGGTGGATATACAAAGAAATACAACCTTATGTTCATGAAGCAAATAGAAATGCAGGTTGGAATTTTGATTGGGATTTTTCAGAATCTTGTCAATTTACAATATATAAAAAAGGACAATACTATGATTGGCATTGTGATAGTTGGGATCAACCATATGTAACAAAAGATATTACAAATGGTAAGATAAGAAAGTTATCTGTAACAGTTAGTTTGACAGACCCAAAAGAATACAAAGGTGGAGAATTAGAGTTTGATTTTAGAAACTTAGACCCTGATAAAAAACCCAACATTAGAGCTTGTACTGAAATATTACCTAAAGGTTCTTTAGTAGTATTTCCTAGCTTTGTATGGCACAGAGTTAAACCAGTAACTAAAGGAGAAAGGAATAGTCTAGTGATATGGAATCTAGGTTATCCATTTAAATAATATGAATGATATAAAACAAGGCGGAAGTAGTAAACCAAAAGGTCATGTAGATTTTAAGTCTGCATTTTATTTTCAAACACCAGTTTGGATTGCAGAAGCACCTATGTTTCTTAAAAACGCAACTAAAGTAACAGATAAATATATTAAGAAAGCTGATAAACTTTTAAAAGATAAATTAAAAAATGAACCTAAATGGAAGAAAGATATAGGTACATTTGGTTTATCTAAACATAGCGAAAGTTTTTCTAACGATCCTAAAGTAAAAGAATTAGTTCAATTTATAGGTCAACGATCTTATGAGTTTTTAGATTGGCAAGGATTTAATTTACAAAATCATAGCTTACACTTTACAGAATTTTGGGTACAAGAATTTAGTGAAAAAGGTGGAGGTCATCATTCTACACATCAACATTGGAATCAACATATATCAGGATTTTATTTCTTAAAATGTAGTGAGAAAACATCTTATCCAATATTCCATGAACCAAGACCTGGTGCAGAGATGACAAAGCTACCTTTAAAAAATCAAGAACAGATTACAATGGGAACTAATCAAGTGCATTACAAACCCAATCCAGGAACTATGATTATTTTTCCAGGTTATGTTCCACATGAATTTGCAGTAGATGCAGGACTAGAACCATTTAGGTTTATACATTGGAATATTAAAGTTGTTGAAACAGCAATATCAAAAGAAAGGAGTAACAATGAGCTTCCAAAAAAATAAATATTGTGTAATCAAAGAAGCTGTACCAAAAGATATAGCTACATTTGTTTACAATTATTTTTTACTTAAAAGACAAGTAGCTAGAACTTTATTTGACGAAAGATATATATCAAAATTTACAGAAGAATGGGGTACATGGGAAGATCAACAAGTTCCAGGCACATATTCGCATTATGCAGATATAGCTATGGAAACTTTATTAATGAGAACTTTACCTATTATGGAAAAGAAAACAGGATTAAAATTAAACCCAACATATTCTTATGCAAGGATTTATAAAACAGGAGATATACTACACAGACATAAAGATAGATTTAGCTGTGAAATATCTACAACATTAAATCTTGGTGGTGATTCATGGTGTATATATTTAGAACCTAAAAAGAATGTAGGTATTCCTGATGGTAAAAAAATTACAGTATCAAGCAATAACAAAGGAACTAGAGTCGTTTTGAAACCTGGTGATATGCTAGTTTATAGAGGCATGGAACTAGAACATTGGAGAGAAGAATTTCAAGGTAACGATTGTTGTCAAGTTTTTCTACACTATAATGACCAAAAGTCTAAAAATGCAAATCAAAACATTTATGATACAAGAAAGCATTTAGGACTACCCTCATGGTTTAAAAAGTGATAGAATACAAATTGGGGTAAACAACCCACCTTGTTTACCCCTTCAAATTATTATGGCTAATATATATAAAAACGCAGGGTTTAATCTAAGCACAACTAATTTAACAACTGTTTACACAGTTCCCACAGATAGAACTACTATTGTAAAAAGCATACAATTAAACAATGATGATGCCTCTGCAATACAAGCTGAAATATTTATTACGGATTCTTCAGCTAGTGCTACATACAAAATTTATCATAAAGATTTAGCTGCTGATACTACAGACAATGGTTTGGTAGCACCTTTAGTTTTAGAGAGTGGTGATATAGTTAAAATACAAGTAGCTACAGCTAATAAAATAGAAGGTATGATAAGCTATTTAGAGATTTTTGATGAAAAAAGTCCTTAACAAATATACAATATTAGTGTATTTATGGAATTAGTTAGAATACCTATCAAAGAACTTGATAAAATATGGGGTCTAGTTGAAAAAGATATTAAAGATGCCTTACATTATTCAAGTCAACTCACTGATTCAGAATTTGTTTTACAGACTGCTAAAGAAGGTAAATTTCAAATTTGGGTTTTGTGGGATAAGTCTAAAGCAACATCAGTAGAAAAATATTTTGGTGTTGTTGTTACAGAACTTATAAAAAGAAAATTAGGTAAAGTTTGTCATATTTATATTATGACTGGCAAACAAAGACACAAGTGGCAATACTTAGTTAAAGACATTGAAAAATTTGCAAAAGAAGAAGAATGTCAAATGATGGAGTTAATTGCTAGACCAGGTTGGCAAAAAATTTTAAACAATTATGGGTATCAAAGAACTCATGTTGTGTTAGAAAAGAAAATAAAACAAGAGGAGAAAAAATGAGTTTTGGCGGAGGCGGTTCATCATCAGCAGGAGCAGGTACAGGAACACAATCAGTTCAACCTTATGCTTCAGCACAACCAGCATTAAATCAAATTATTTCAGAAGCAGGTCAGATTTACGGATCAGGAGTTGGTGAGTATGTAGCACCCTCACAACAAACTTTAACAGGTCTTGCTGGTCAAGAAACTATGGCAACTGCTGCACAACAACAGTTGTCAAATACATTAGCTGGTGCTTATGCAAATCCATATTTAAATCCATTAATACAAAAAGCTGCTGGTGATGTTTATACATCAGTTGCACAACAATTTTCAGGAGCTGGAAGAACACCTACATCTCCTTTAGCACAACAACAAGTAGCATCACAGGTTGCACAACAAGCTTTGCCTTTTGCTTTTCAAACAGCAGAAGCTGAAAGAGGAAGACAATTACAAGTTGCTAGAGAAACACCATCATTAATTCAAACAGGACAACAGCTTGAACAATTAACAAGACAAGCTCAATTAGCTCCTTTTCAAAACTTACAACAGTATGCTGGTATTGTTTCACCTTTAGCTTCAGGTTTTCCAACAACAGCAACTCAACAACAATTCACACCCAATCCATTTACAACAGGTTTAGGTGGTGCTGCTATTGGTTATGGTTTAGGCGGTGCATCTGGTGCAATACTTGGTGGATTAGGTGGAGTATTAGGAGGATTATTATAATGAAAAAATTAGAAAAAATTTATTACGATTTTGATGTCTATATTCAAAAACACCCTTCAAAATTTTTGATTGGATTATTTATTCTTTTTATCATAGCAATCATATTATAAGGAGCTAACATGAGTAATGGTTCAGGTTCTGATTCTGGCTCTAGCAGTTCAGATAGATCACAATTTGACGTAGAATCAGGTTTAGCAACAGAATCTATTATGGATTATTCTGTGGCTGAAGGTGGAGCTGGTGGCGATATAGAAGCTTACAATGAAATTATGGAAAGTGCTGCGGCTTCAAGAGATGCTGATGCTGCTGCTTTAAATACAGAAGCACAAAATTTAAAAGATTACGAAACACAGGCTTATCAAAATGTACCTGCTGTTGCTGTTCCAACTTTTGAGCAAGGCACAGGTAAATTTACAGGTGTAAAAACTGAAGGTCAAGGAGTTGTTTCTGGTTCTGAATATAACGAAGCAAATATAAAAGGTTATTTATTAGATTCAACTATATCAGATAAAGCTAAAGTTGATATGCTTAATCAATTACAAGCTATAGCAAATTCAAAATATGATACTGGTAAACCTAATGTTGATAGAGAAGCCAAAGCTTACATACAAGAAAATTTAGAAATAACATTAAACAACATAAAAGATGATTCTTTTTATAGTCAATATACATCTGAAATAGATGCAGATGCAGCAACTTATGTTGACACATTTAGAAATCAACCTTTAAAAACATTTGCAAAATCTGGTTTCTCTTTAACTGGACTTGTGCTAAAGTCTGCACAAGATGCTTATAAAAATGACCAAGCATTAAAAACTTTAGGATATGATGGTACAAGACTAAGACCTGATTATGCTGACTCAGGTGGAGTGTTAACAACAGAAGATTATCTTAAAGGTCAGACATTAGATAGTGATGCTATTAATCAAGCAATACCAGTATTACCAGGATTGATTAGTGGCGAATCATTACCAACATCTGTGTTTCAAACATTTTTTGGTAATGTTGGACAAGCAGGGTCTGATATATTAAACAGATATGATACAGCTAAACAAAATATAAATTTAACTGTATCTGCTCAAAGTGCAAGTCCATCTTATGGAATATTTACAGAAGCAAGAAAACAAGGATTAATATAATGGCATTAATAGATATTTACAGAAAATATATGTACGGAATGCCTGGATCAGTTGATACAGGTGATGAAGCAACAAAAGGCACAAAAGGTCTTATTGGTTTTGGTGGAGAAATGGGTGGTGGATTATTAAACACATTTGAACAACCTAATACACAAAGTTTATATACTATGGCTTCAAATCCATTTGTAGGTATTGGTGCTTCATTATTTTCAAAAGGTCAAAGAGGAGAAACAGCAGGTATGGCTATTGGAGATTCTGTTATGCAAGGTATGAAATTTTCTGAAACTGCTGCAAGATTAGGAGATGCTAAAAAGAAAAGAGAATTAATAGAAAAATATAAAGATCAAATTCCTGAAGAAGATAAAGATTTATTTTTAATTAATCCTGCTGGATATATTGCTGCTATGTTAAAGAAAAGAACTGATACTCCTTCTTTATCAAAAGAAGCTTTAGTACTATATCAACAAGGTAAAGCTGCTGGAAAAGATTTTGATAAATGGTTTGCAGGATTAAATAAAGCTCAAAAAGATTTATACAATAAACAAGTTAAACCTAGTTTAAGTGCATTAGAACAACTACCTGATGTTGTAAAACAATTAAATGAGATTAATCAAGGTACAAAGAAAATAGGAGACATAATGACTATTGGTTCAACCAAATACAGAATTGTAAGTATAAAAGAAAATGGTGAGCCAGTTCTTGAAGAAATAAAGTAGGTAATCATTTATGTCTATAACTTTATCTGAAGCTATTGCATTAGAAGAAAAAAAGAAAAAATCTTTATCACAAATTTTATCTGAAAAATCTAAAGAAGAAGATTTTATACCTATAGAAGAAACTGATATAAAACTATCTCCTATATCTGATGCTGCAAAAGAATTAGAACAAGAAGAAAAAAAAGAAAAAGATTTTATACCTCAACCTAAAAAAACATTTACATTATCTGAAGCTATTGCAAAAGAAAAACCTTTAGAAGGTTCTGTTCTTGATGGAAAAAGCATAGTAGATGCAGAAAAAATAATTGAAGATCATGGTTATTACAGTATAGAAAATTTTTACGAAAATTTAATTAAAAGAACTTATGGTGGTGCAATAAGAGATTTAGCTCAAGGAACTTTAGATTTTACAGATTATTTAGGAGATAAATTTTTTGACGAAAAACCTTTTGAAAATGTTAAAATACCAACTGTTGCAGAACCAACTTATTTTGGTGGACAATTTGCAAGAGATATAACTGGGTTTGCCATTCCTTATTTTGGAGTAAGTAAAGTAGCAGGATTAATTAATACAGTTACAAAAATTCCCAAAGCAACAACATTTGCAGGAAGTGCTTTTAGAGCTACATTAAAAGGTGAAGTTGCAGCTCAATTTGCTTTTTCTCCCTATGAATCAAGACTTTCTAATTTAGTACAAGCATTTCCCACACTTGCAAATCCTATCACAGAATATTTACAAGCAAATGATAAAGACTCCGAAGATAAAGCAAGATTAAAAATGGCTATTGAAGGAGGTATTATTGGTGTAGCTTTTGACAAACTTTTTAGTTTTGTTCAAAGAGGTAAAAATTATAAAGTTAAAACTAATATTATAAAAAATAATGACACACCTGTAAAAAAATTAAACGAAGTAAGACAAGCTAGAAATAAAGTTATTGAAAAAGAAACAGGAACAACAGCTAAATCATTTGAAGATAAAGTTAATTTACAATCCAAAGATGTTTATAATGATATATCAGAAAATATTATAAGCCAAAGAACACAGAAAAAAATAACTAAATTTTTTGATGATCTTTTATCTACAAATCAATTAGAGAGAAATACAAACATTAGAATTAGTCAACAAATGTATGATGTTTTAACAACTCCTAGAAT